CTATCGAAAGGTCTTTGCCTCTTCTCACTCCAGAGTCGCAAGACCTGGCGCAATCTGAATTGGAACAGTGCCTGGCGCTACGTTCGGAAAAGATTGATCGTCTTTACTACGCATGGGCGCACCACGAAGATGCAATAGAACGTGCCAAGAAAGAACAAGAGCTTCTTGCAGCAGCAAGGAAACACCATGAATCTCAAGTCACACAGATCAAAGCACTGATCAACTGGCTGAGGAGGTCAGCACCTATTGATGACAACAAGATCAAAGGTAAAGACTATGAGTTTACCTTAAGCAAAAAGAAAACACCTACAGTACTAGTTTCTTCTGAGGTCCAAGATTGGACGGAAGAAGAGCAACAGAAATACTGTATTATCGAAACAGTTACTACAACCAAACATACTGTGGTAACTTCAATTGATGGGAAGATTCTTGAAGAAGATACCAAACCATCGATTAAGACTGAAACCATCCCTAATCTCAATGCCCTCCTCAATGCTTATCAAGAAGGACAACACATCCCATCCGGTGTCAAGATCCAGCAAGACTACAACATCAGGAGAGCGCGAATCTTGGTCAAGCGATCAGTGGAGTTATCTCCATCCGCATATCCAAGCGAGTTTCTACCAGAACCTGATCCCGCCTGCTGACTTGGATGACGCACATATCTTGTGCCGTTGCCATGAGCAGGCCATTGCAGACTTCCAGATGCAAATCGAAATGATTGAATTGGAACTTGCAATGCTCACTGATGATGGTGACGTGCTCCCATACAATGAGAGTAAAGCACAAGAGCTGGAAGAGCGCAAGCTTAAGTTGATGACAGGCAAACGCTTTCAAACTAACGCACGTAATGCTTACTGGTATTACTTGATGAAAGCTAAAAACTGATAGCTGTAAACTTAAGTAAAGACAAAGGGTTCCATGACTGAAGACAATCAGCTTATCAATTTGATTGCTGGTTTCACCAGTGGTGGAACTCCTTTACAAGCAACAGTAGGTAGTAAGGCTGAGTGGATGGTGACCATCTTGACAGCATCTATGCTGGCGAATGAAACGCTAGCAGCATCCATGGTGCCAGAAGAGATGGTAGATGCTGCCATCAACTACATGAATGTGATACAAGAGCGCCTCTCGTACTACGAAGGTGCCAAGCTACATTCTCTTGAGCGTTTACTAAATAGCTAACCAAGTCCAGGCATTGGTGCTAAGGTACCTATGTTCTTCTTTTCCGATAATGGAACCGATTCCCACTCCAACCATCACAGTTTCTTTTGCAATCGATCTTGAATTAAAGTACGATCCCTTTAAAGGCAAGTCTCCCGTGCAGTTTGCTGCCTTGGTAGAAGATGATTTACATGATGCATTAATGGACTTTCGTCCTGAAACCCTTAGCGCATACACCTCAATCACCGCAATCAACGAAGACAATGTCTGATCACAACCAAGGCAGCACTCTATTTAATTGGGATGTAAAAAAAGAGCAGCGCAAAGCTGACTTTATGGAACATCTTTTTGACGTGTACAGGCCAAGTAACAATTGCTACACAGGGTTGTGGCAAAAGTTTTGCATGGGTGAAGCTGGTGAGTACTGCAAAAACATGTATTACGAACAGCTAGAAGCAATACAAAACTACTTGGAAACAATCAAAGCTAAGGAAACAAATGAGTGAAGAAACCAATAAATCTCAACGTCCTAACTGGATATGCGATCCGTGTGGGCAACTATACGGCAGGTGGTACCAGGGGAATTACAGCGGCCCATTAAAGCATTGTGCTACGTATCACAAAGGCACATGCGATATCTGTTTAGACAAAACATCAGTTACAGAACCGCGGGACTATGGTCACGTGGTTCGTGATTGGAAATACAGATACGAGGTAGATAGTAAGCGAAGCCAGTAAATATTTAATTGCCAGCAGCAATTGAAAACAATACTGTTGCTGCTGTGCCACCTGATTCAGAAACAAAAATAGGTTGAATATACTTTACAGGATGATTAGTTATGTTGTAATGAAAAGTTCCGTTTGCAGTAATAGTCTGGTTAGCAATTATCTTTGACCAGTTTGTACCATCAATTGAACCGTTTAACGCCACAACCACGTTAGTGTTAATGTCTGCTACCGTAGCAAACAAACTAAAGTTCTTTGAGACAATAGAAGGCGGCAAGTAAACAGATGTGGACTCGCCAGAAGCAGGCGCTGATAATACAGGATAATTATTGAAAAGAATATCTGGAGGACGTACTGACATGTTTTTGTTTTTTCTGTTTTAATTTTACTGCATAAAACTATAGCCAACTTTCAATCAACTTCTGATAAACTAGAAGTATTGATACGGCGTTATGTACACAGCATATCCAACGCAACCACCCCAGATGGGGGTAGGGGTACCCCAGGTTGGGGTGGTGCCAGAACAACAAGCCAAACCTAAAGCACCAGCTAAATCAAAAGAGAATGATATTGGTAGTTTTATCCAGCAGTTGATTGGCCTTGCTTCTTATGTTCATCAGTTGCAAATGCAAGCACATCTAATGCACTTTAATTATGAAGCTGGTAATTTTTTGGGTGTACATAAATTTCTTGGCAAGCAATATGAAAAACACCAAGAGCAGTTTGACAAGATCGGTGAGTTTATCCGATCAATGGACTACTATCTTCCCATGTGTCATAACGGGTTGATGAGTGCCAGTCCTGAGTTTAAACATTCAACTTCTTACAAAGCAAGTGAAATGCTTGGTGTGTATTACAAGAACCTTGAAGAGCTTGGTATGAAAACCAAAAAAATAGAAGCAATATCAGCTAAGGTTCATGCTCTTGATATTCAAAACTACATGGCTGAGTTGTGCGGTGATGCATTTAAAGATGCCTGGATGGTTAAGGCGACTATGCGGAATGGCTGATGGGAGATTTTTTTCAACAATTTTTAAATACAGCAAGAGCTAAATACAAAGAAGCTGATAGGGCTACGGGTGGTTGGCTGCCAGGGGGCGGTGTTGCGTCTCCTTTAACGCGGGCAAAACAAGAAGGAGAACGTAATATGGCTAATCAAATCCGGCAACAATCTCAACAATATGTAGGTCAACCAGGGCGACTTGCTGGAAAAGGACAACTTTTAAATGTCATTATGGCAGCTACACAAGCAGGTGCTAACCCCGTTTTGGTTGCGTTAGGTAATCCAAAAGCAGTTAAAAAAGTAAGTCAATATTATGCGCAGTATCCAGAAATGCAAAATGAATTTGATCTTAATACAAATATGTTTTTGCGTTATCTTTCAGGTACTGGAGCAGACGGTTTAAAGATTGCACCTGAAGTTGGTAAGCAGCTTTATTCAGATATTCAACAACGAGAAAAACAGTTCCTTGACCCGCAATATCGAGAGTCTGTAATTAATAACCCAGATAACTATTCATATGTAAAACAAAATCTTCTTGCGGGGCGCACTCCTGTTCTTTACGGAGGTGTTTCAGATGCTGTTGCTCCGAATAAAGCTCTATTGCCTACAGATAAAGGTGAACGTTGGCAACTTGACAAATCACTGGGTAGTTATTGGGCTGAACCAACTGATAATGGTTATTTAATTAAAGATGAACTTTATAACTTTAGTTATGCACCAGTAAATAAAGGAGGTATTAAAGGCGCATCATCTGGTGTTTCTATTCCTGGAAGTGTTGCGGATTTAGGACGCAACCTTGTAAGACAAGGATTTGGCAATCCTTTTACATACACTTTAAATGTAAATCCATCTGGCGCTGTAAAAGCTTATCCCTAAGCATTCCAGTGTTCAAGCCTATGACAGTTGCAGCATAAAGGAATACATTTAACTATCTCTTCCTCAATGCGTTTCCATGCGTAGCCATGGTTAACCATGTTGGAAATGTTATGGTCTTTATCTCCCAGGTGGTGGAACTCTAGGATGCGGTGATCATCTATGCTGCAGTGCTGACATTTTAAAGTCTTTTTGTACTCAAGGAATTTTTTTCGATGTGCATCGATACGTTGTTTGACTTTTGACAACTATTCCAATGTCTTACTACGCCACTAATTATAAATAAATTTGTTACGAAGTAGGTTATGAAAACTATTGTTCGGATGCTGGCCACTAGGTCGGCATCTTTATCTTGGTGTGATGCCTTCTCTCCTAATGCAAGAGCCCATAGCTTCCAAAGTTTTGCTGCATTCAGCATTCGATTACTTAAAGCCTTTAACAGCATTTTGAATTTCAGCAATTATAGCCATTGCTTGAGCAACTTCTGGAGAACCAGGTTGACCAGAGCGTATAATATTTAATTGTTTATTTAATTCTTGTTGTAAAGTTGGATACTGGCCGCCTGTTGCCTCAGGTGTCTCTGACCACTGTTTTAAATTTTCATACTTACCCGCTATTTTCATTGATTAGTTTTAAACATGTATACACAATCTAAATGATTTCATTTTACATAGAATAAATACAAGTGTTTTAAGTATATGCGTCAACGTCCCTGTATTGGCATCGACATTAATTTACTAAATGACTACGGTGACATCTTTGTAGGACCACTTGAAGTTTCTTGGTGTAACTCAGAGTATAGGGAAGCTGGCTCTTTCGGTATTAGCTGGGGATTTAGAGGACACTTATATATGACATACCATGAACCATATGACCCATTCACAGGTAAACCGGATTGTGGTCCTGGTTTTGTGGATTGGGAGTTATTCATACACAAGAAAGACAAACCATTAATTATTAACTGGGGTTGTCTCGTAAAGAAAGTGATTAGACGTTTCTATCATCCGTGAGTTCTCTACGGTGTACTCAGTTAAATCAATTTCGTACCCAGGATTTTTTTTAATCCGATCCTTGATCCATGAATCGTCGTACCAGATGATTCGGTTATTGGGATACGCGTAGAAATTGCCGTCATCCATACGAAAGAAGTGCGCACATTTGTGCTCAGGTGTTTCACTGAAATTAGTATTGAGAGTTGATTTAGATTCCCACGACCAGTCAAGAGTGAACATGTAGACACCACCCTTCTTCTCGCCTTTGTAATTAATCAGTTCTGCGCGTAAGTTTGCAAGGCGAGACCTAACTTGTACATCGATATACGGAGAGAAACAATCCCACCACATGCACTCATTAAGTTCAGGCTTAGGGGCATCTGGCTTCCAGCAGAGAGCATGGATTGGACGCCTTGTCCAGTTCACACCATTTTCAAGGAACACCTCAAACAATGGGACGTGTTTCTCTAGGGAGGCCACGGAGTGTACATCACATAACGTCGCATCACCATGCCCCTGCTTGTGGTTGTATAGGAATTCGTTTCGGATGTAGCAAGTAAATGTAGGTAGGTTGTGATTCAAGTAACTCATTTAGCTTGCCTGTGTCCGCTTACTATAAAGCACCCAGGTAGGATTCAAACCTACATCGCCCTGCAGTGCAGTGGCCGTACTATCCAATTGTCTCGGACCAGATAAATCAATTTATGATTGTAATAGACACAGCAACAAAATGTTAGGTGCAATAAAAAATATTTTAAAACAAAAACAACCTGTTCGGCCAGGGGTAAGCCCAGAGGAAGTACGTGCAATGGCTGCCGAAGCGGCTAGGCGAGCACAGCAAAGAATAGGAGGTGGATAATTTGGACAAGTATATGAAGCATCTCCTGGTTTTGTAGTTAAAAAAATCGCCTTAGAAAATAAACAAAACTTATTAAATGAAATTAATACGCAAGCAAGAGCGGCAGAATTAGGACTTGCGCTTAAAATTCAAAGCGCTTCTTTAGATCTCCCAAAAATTGGAGATAGGGTTATTCCTTTAGAGTCTGGTCCAAACCCTAAAATGCGTGGAGATATTGTGATGCAAGACTTAAGAGAAAACTATAATCAAGCAGAAGTATTTACAAACCAACAACAGCTAGATCAAGCAAAGCAAATGGCCAGGCTTAGTTTAAATAATATCGGCTTAGGTGATCGTCATAGCGGGAATATCATGTTTAATAAAACAACAGGAAGGCCTATACAATTAGATTTTGGCGGAACTTCAATACTTAAAAATGATAGACAAAAAGCATCTAATTTATCTTTATCAGTAGCACAGGGTTTGCATGCTGCAGGATTAAAAGAAGAAGCTTTAATATTTAGAGGGACTGTTCAAGATCTTTTATATACAGATCCTGCCATGGCATTAGATGTTGCCAAGCAAGGTTTATCAAGATTACAAAAAATTAAAGCACCTATTACACCTGATAAATACAGTTATGCAACTGTTGACAATCCACAAGATTTCATGTCTTTTCTGGGTAATTAAAAATCAACTGTACTGGAATCGAACCAGCTATCTAACTCCCTTGTCGGGGTGTCCTTACCAATGGACTACCAGTTGAGCGACCCACAGATTTGAACATTAGTAGCGCGAGGCTTGCCAAGAGGCTTAGTGGGTGTTGCTGTATGTTGCCAAGTTGCAAAACCTGGCTGGCTTCAGGGCTTTACATACTAAAACATCATAACAGAAAACCCTAGGTTCTTAGGCCTAGGGTCGAGACCATATCCGTTCCATCTGGGATGGACTTTTGTAGTCTACGTTACTTCTTATTCCTTAAACAACTTTAAAGTTTCTAGCAACCAACTTTTTTTGTAACTCTTTACTTTCCTTGGCGCACCATCAACATATTGAATACGTGTGGGTGGTTCTTCGTCAAACTGTTTTCGGTAGCTGTTTGCTACAAACTTCCCGACTATACTTGCTTTGTTACGCTCCAGGCGTCCTTGAAACAGTTCCATATAGGCATCGCTAATGGTCATCTCTTCATCTCCTGGAGGCAAGAGAAAATCAGAATTGACACGCATTGCATTGTTGCGAGCAAGATCTGAAAACAAAATCTTGTCGCGATCATCAAAACATCCAAGATCCTTAATAAAATCAACTGATTCTCTGAGAAGATTCAGTACGTTTGTACCAGAAATTTGTGGTTGCGGTGCTGAAAGTGTGGTTGCTTGGCGATTAAGTTCACCCAAGAACCATTTATCCATCCATACCCTAAATGGTGTTGATATCCAGCGAGCTAGATCAACCGCGATTAAGGGATGAATCCATGTTTCACCGCCCTCGCTACCGCCAATTTTAGACTCAACCAAACCGTAGACCGGGATTCGGTCTTCGGTCGACAGCGTCTCTAGGTACTCGTTGGTTTGATTTAATTCTCGGTATTTAGTCCAACGTTTGCCATTTGCCTTGCACATGGCGGTGGCATTGACGTAGCCATCTGTGGTGCGCCGAGAAATGGGCGTACCGTTCCAGGAACGAACATCAAGCGCGTCTTGTGATGCTAGAATTTCCATGATGCGTTAACTAAAGGACGGGGTAACAGCCGTCCTTTTTTCATGGTAGCAGAGTCCGGGGGCAACCCGGCCCTGGAAACACCGTAGTGCAGACTATTTTTTCTTGGCAGCAGCTTCTTTTTTCTTAGCAATCATCTCTTTAAACTTGTCACGTGCTGCAGTTTGCTTAGCTGATGCACCACCTTTTCCTTTAGGGGGAACTGGCTTGCCTTTAGGCGGTACGGCTTTGCCTTTGGCAACGGGCGGTTTCTTGGCAGGCATGATCATTACTGGATTGTCTTCTTTATTCTAGATTACTTCTTCTTAGGAGTTCTAGCTTTCTTACTAGCTTTCTTTGCTGCTTCTGTATTAGGTACAAACTGTTTACCTTGTTTGCTACCGGCTTTTTTCTTTGCGTCAGTCTTGGCGCGTTCCTCTTTGGACAGGGAAGCCCAAGCCTTCTCAGGTAAGTAGCGTTTAGTGCCTCCAGGTTGAACGGCTTTGTCGGCTGGCATTACTTTGACTCCTTGTATTTTTTAGCCGCAGACTTTGCTTTGGCTCCTTTTTCATACTCATCTTTAGTGCCCCACTTCTCTTTACTCCATTTACTTAAATCTTTTTGTGCTTTACTCTTTCCACCCTTGTATCCACCGCCCGCCTTCTCATACTCCTGGGCTAGTAATTGACTTTTCCTAGCACTCCATTGACCTTTTTTGGCTCCTCGATCACCAGCCATGATGCGATCTTTGATTCGCTCACGGAGTTCAGGTTTTGAATACTTACTTGCATCTTGCGCCATAGTAAAACCTGTGGGATAAATATTTAATTATCTACTAATTTGTTGCTAAGGTGGCATCCCAATTGACGGCATTCCCATAGGTGGCATTCCCATAGGTGGCATTCCCATCATTGGCATCCCTGAAGGTTGTTTGTTAAGGTTCACTCCATAAGAATATTTGTCTCGGTTGGGATCGTTAAGTCCTAGCTGAAGAGCGGCGGTACTTGGATCACTAGAAACATTACGTTTGCGGAATCCAAGGAAACCTTCTGGTTGTCTGGTATTAGCGTTATAAGCACCTGAGGCTTCAAGATAAAGTGCGTTCCTAGCGTCACCAATAGGAATAGTTGCTGAACCGCGAATAGATTGAGTGGTTGGATCTACGCTTGCGTTAATATCAGTACCATAGACATTACTATACCCAATGCCAAGATTTAAAGGGGGTGGTGGCATGCCCATTGGGTTAAAACCCATGGACATTCCCCCACCAAGAGCTCCTGCTCCGCCAGGGGGAAAGGCGGGTGAAGGAGTGATAGGTTGATCAGTAGTTGATAAATTGCGAGCGCGATTTAAATGCTTCTGAAATAAAGAAGGATCAGCCACTTTTATTTTGTCTTTCTTTAATTATACGCTCCCACTTACACGGACGAACAGCCTTAGCCCAATCTTTGTAAGGATTGGGGATTAGTTCTTCTAGCTTCCAGAAGTAATCCTGGAGGCGTTCTTCGTTAGAAGAGTGGGTCATCTGCTGGATGTGCGGGCATGTTGCCGCTACCCTTAGGGGAACCGGCAAATTTATTCATCATCTCATCCATGCACTCTAGGGATTCACAGCGCACTAGGAGGTCGGCTAGTGTATTGATCGTCAGGCTGTGCTCAGACCGTGCCGCAAAGGCCAGGGCATCACGCAAGCTGCTCGTTGCTTGATTCACTGACTCCTTCACTTGGGTACTGAGAGCCATCTGCATTTCCGTTGGTTGTCTCAGTATAGCTATTGTCGGCGACATTTTGTTTAGATAGTAAAAAACTTTGGAGAAGCTGGGTGTGAGTATTAAGAAACTCTTTGTTTTGGTCGATAATACCAATGTATTCTGAAGGGCTAGCCATGGTTTGTAAATACGGTTGACACTAATAAAGAGTAGGGTTTATTCCCAAGGCTCCTCCCAAAGCCATCCAATTTGATAACCAAAGATGTAGGGTGCAATGTCAAGGGATTCCATTAGTTCATTGATGAGTCGCCCTTTGCCTATCAAGTTACCGTTTAGGGTTTGAAAGTTGTCATCAACAACGATTAAAGTCCCAGGGCGGATGATGTTTTTGGCGGCACATAACTCCTTGAGATGATGGGCTGCTGGTGCCCAATCATTGTTCCAATCTTCAATGTTGTAAGAGTCCAGGTAAAGGAGGTCAACGCGACCTTCCATTTCACCTAAGGCTTCTACAGAATCACGCTCGATGACCAGAGCTTCTGTTGTTGCATTACGTGCTAGCTGGCATGCTTTTGGATCATTGTCAATTGATATTAGGTTACCACCATGACATTCGATGTACTTGTCAAAGAGAAGGGTGGAGCAGCCGTCGCCTTCATAATTGTTTTCTTCCCGGTACGTACCTGTTTCTATGATTGTTGGATGTTTAATTTCACCCAAAAATTCAAACATAGTTTCAAACGAAGTCCTCCTCTTGTTTAGGCGTGGAGAAATATCGTCAAAATATTTACGCCAAGTACTAGTCATCAGATGTCAGTCCGTATGTAGGGAAGATTTTCTGCCTTAAGTGTAGCTTCAAAATCATCGGCATCAATCGTTTCAACATCCTCAATTACACGATATTTGAAATCAGCACCCCTGATTTCAGAATCAATGTAGAAGCGGGTTAAGTTAATGGACATTAGTTGAAGAGGCCAATAATTTCAAAGATTGATTTCTTGGTTGCAAACTCTGCCATCAAGACAGAAATAATGGTGAGCATGGCAATGCGTCCATTAACGCGCTCAGCGTACCAGAGAAAATCATCTGGGTGAGTTGGGATGTCAAGCAGGTTGAGATCGGGGCAATATTCTTTGGTTAGTTCAACAAAAAATTCTTTCATTTCAATGGGATGTGAACGCCAGAACTAATTCTATAACAATTACCAGTACAAGGATGGATACCATGACCTGAGAAAGGCTAGTTAATTCGTCCATAAAAACTAGAAACCTACTAGAATATACGTAATATACTCGTCTTTTCATGGCGGCGACTGCAACTACAGAAGATCCGCTTTACGTACAAATCAAACAACATCCTGATTTGTTGGCGGAACTTAATGCTCAGCCTGCCAGGGTAACGATCAATGGTAAAAGGCACTACAATACTCCGTTTTATACGGGGCCAGTACCGTCAGTAACCACCATAATTTCTGAGACTGCATCAGAGGCCAACAAAAAAAAATTGGAGATGTGGGCAAAGAATAATCCGGGGGTGAAGGAGGCTGCTGCTGAGCGCGGCACTTGTATTCACTCTTGTATGGAGCACTATCTCAAGAAGGAAGAGTTTGAGGTGCCCGAAGAGTATTCCGAATTTTGGGGTGGTATGCCCCAGATGTTGGACTTGTTTGAGGAAGTGATCTGGGCTGAGACACCACTACAAGAGAAGCATCAATTTGCTTTGTCTTCTGATGGTGTAGGCAGAGTGTGGGGCTGGGATAAGGAAGACAGGGGTTGGTGTGGATCTCCTGACATTATTGGTGTGGCAAGTGGCAAACTTACGCTCGCAGATTTGAAGACCTCTGTCAAACCTTACTCTCGCTACTGGCCTAAGAACTTGGAGAAAGGTTCGCCTGAATGGCGGAACTTACTTGCAGGCAACATGAAATTTAATAAGACGTGTCTCCAGCTTGGTGCGTACGATCTAGGTATCGAGCAGAGCTTAGGTATGACAGTCCAGCAGGCAGCCATCCTTGTATCGACGCCGGAACGCACTCAACTCTTTAAGATCACCAGGAATCACCTTAATATTATGAGGGAGAAATGGTTGAAAGTAGTAGAGGAGTACTACAGCCAGATTGAGCGCTGCGGTATGTACGACGCTGATTTGGTATAAAAATATCAACAGGAAATGAGACTAATGAGACTTGCTAATCTCAAGGAAATAAACCTTGTTGGAGTGGTTTACCAGGCGTAGGATAAGAAGACAAGAAAAACAAAAACCTCGATGGAGATCTCGGTCTCGGTCGGAGAGTGGATCCAGGCACTGTCCTGCCGCATGTCTAATGCGGTAGATGGTGACTGTTTTTTACTCCCTACCCACATGCACTTACATGCTTTTGAAACCCTAAAAGATCAAGAGCAATTTGCTGGTAAAAAGTTTAGAGTAAAGTTAGCTTCCGGTAATCACTAGAAATGACAAGCAAAAATTCAATGGTTTTGCTGCCAGGGCAGATAAGGCTTGATTACCTTTCGATTGACTGGCCTCTCACTCCTTTGGGAGCACACAAAAATCCATATGTACAGGGCTGGCAAAACAAACCGCACACCCCACAAGAAATTGAAATTGAGTTGGGTGAGGGCCAGTGTAAAGCAGTTGGCTTGATTAGTGGACCAGCCTTTAACAAACCCTATGGCTACGTATGGGTTGATGTCGATGGTGCAAGCGTATATCCGTTAGTCGAAAAGATTTCGGGGCAATCATTTAGTGAGGCCTTGCCACCAACATTGACAATTTGTAGTGGTAAGGAGGGCCGCGAACGTAAGTTATATAAACTTCCTAAAGACACATGGAAGGTGTTTGTCAGGAACAAATACGTCTGGTATGCCGATGGTGATAAGGAAAAATTAGAAATTTTATGGGGTAAGCACCAGGGTGTCTTGATGGGGTCTCACCCTGAGACTGACGGTTATTTCACGGCACCCGACCAGGGATATGAGTGGGTAAACAAATTACCTACGTTGCCTAGTTGGATTTTGTGTGGCATTACTGAGAAAAACGAACGGCAAGGGAAACCCAATACTGATATCGCTCGTGTTGTTGGCCCAGGATTTGCGTTGAATACCCGTATCCCAGTGGAACGGGATATGAAGATTGCACGGGAAGCAATGTGGGCCATGCCACCGGAAGCAACTGATGACTATGACATCTGGATCATGGTTGGTCAGTCGCTTCATGCATTGGATGAAACAATGCTTGACGAGTGGGATGAATGGTCCAGGCAGTCGGACAAGTATCGGGAAGGTGAATGTTTAAAGCGTTGGCGTTCCTTTACTAAGGGCGGTGGGCGCAGCATGGGATCTTTGATTCATATGGCGCAGCAAAATGGTTGGCAGCCACCAAGTGAGCACCAAGGTATGAATGTCGATGATGACATGCTTGAGCATGTATCCAAACAACTAGATCAAATCGCAGAGGAATTTGAAGTGCCTATTACTGAACACGAACGCACCACGGTAAACAAGAAGCCGATCAAGCGGAAGACTACTGTTAAGCAGTCGGGGGAAGGAGGTTCCGATAAGGAAGATAACAAGAAGAACAGGAACAAAGATAACGACTCTTCTGATGTTATTACTGGGGTTCTTTTACAAACGTACAAAGGTAACCTGCGCTATAGCCGGATGCACAACCAGTTCTTTATGTATGGAGCTAAGCATCCAGGGCTTTGGTCTTCGTTGGGAGAGTTAGATATGAAGGGACGCATACGTGAAGAACTAGAAGCAATCAAAATAACTTTTCTGCCTAATGGCTACACAATCCATACAATTAACGATGTTTTTGCGCAGTTAAAAATCACGTTAATGTTTGAGGATTGGCACGAGGGATCTGACTACTTGTTGTTTTCCAATGGAATCTTGGATGTTCAAGGACGTACTCTGTTGCCTTTTGATAGGGAAATGTATATGACACAACGCTTTCCTTATGAGTACAATCCTGCCGCTGAATGTGAAGAAATTGTTAAATGGCTAAAGCAGACACAGGATGGTGACTGGGGTAGGGTCCAGGTGTTGAGAGCTTGGTTGAGGGCTGTACTGCTGGGTTGTTCTGATATTCAGAAGTTTGTAGAGATTGTTGGCCCTGGTAAATCAGGTAAGTCAACCTATGCAAACCTGGCTCATGCTTTGGTTGGTGATGAGAATGCAACCATCTCAAGTCTGGAGCACCTTGAAAAGAATAGGTTTGAGACCGCCAACCTGTATAAAAAGAAGCTACTGCTGTTTAATGATGTTGAGCGGTATGGCGGTTCGGTATCAGTGTTGAAGGCGTTGACGGGTGGTGACCTTTTGCGTAATGAACAGAAGTTTCAAACGGATGCACAAAAGCCTTTTAAATTTGGTGGCCTTGTGATGATTACGGCTAACGAGCCGATCCAAACTACAGATCCAACGTCGGGACTTGCTAGGCGTCGGTTAACAATTCCTTTTAACAACCCATTTAAAGGTACGGCTGCTCAGCAGCATGTCCTTATTGATATGGATGGGAAGGGTAATGCATACGGTAAGTTTGCCCCTCTGTTACCAGGGCTGGTCAACTGGGTCTTGGATTTGTCTCATGTTGAGATGAAAGAACTGTTGATGGAGACTGCAAAGACAGTACCTTTCTACGTTGGGTATCAGACAGAGCAGGTGCTTAAATCCAACCAACTACTGGATTGGATGCATCACTCAGTTGTGTTTGAGTTCAATGTGGCAAGTGCAGTGGGCTTTGCAAAGCCTGCACCACAAGGAAGCTCAGGTGTTTATGTCAACCATGACAAGTGGTTATATGCTTCGTACTGTGAGTTTTGTAAATATTCAAATACAAATATCTTGGGTCGTAGTCGATTTGAAAGCCTGCTGATGGACGTATGTGTGCATCAGTTGGGATTAAATGTCTATCGACTTAAGAACTCAAGGGGTATGCGAGTTGTCAACTTAATGATTCGCAGCAATGACCCACGCATGAAAGAGTACCCCTCCATTGTTGAGCTGGGATTAAACAAAGCTAAATACCGAGACTTTTATGGTCCCAAGTCACAGATAGAATATGCAAAAGGTGATGCGACAATGGAAGATAATATCCAATTAAACGAATGAGCAAAGGCAGGCACTTGATCCTGGATCTCTATGATTGTGATCCAGGTATCCTTGATGATTACGATGAGTTAACGCGCCTGCTTGAAGCAGCTTTAAATATGGCGGGGGCCACTATCCTTCGCATCTTTGGAGAAAAGTTTGAGCCGCAAGGCGTAACTATATTGGCGTTGCTTGCTGAGTCGCATGCGTCTATCCATGCGTGGCCTGAGTTGTGCTATGCGGCAGTTGATTTATATACATGTGGTGCTGCAACCGCAACCGATAAGGCTGCGGAATTTTTAATTTATAAACTTGGCAGCAAGCACCATGTGCAGCAAGATCTTGTTCGAGATTCTGTAAAAGAAAAAACCGCTGTATAAATAGTTATACTAAGTTCAGTTTCTCTGAACTAATGACTAACAAACCTAAGCTCTTGTGGATTGCAGACTTTGCTGCAATGACGGGATTTGGACGGGTAAGTGGTGCAATCTTGCCACGTATTAAAGATAAATATGACATCACGGTGTTGGCATGCAACTGGCATGGGGACCCAACGCCTGAGCAGAAAGATTTCAGGATGTTCCCAGCGGCTAATCGTTTTCAACAAGCACCGTTTGGCGAAGATCGCATCCGTGAGATTGTTGAGCGTGAACAACCGGACATTATTTTTACGTTGAATGATCCTTGGATTGCTTCGGAGCAGTACCGACGCATTCAAGATTTGCATCAACAGAAAAAATTTAAGTTCTGTGGTTACATGACCATGGATTCTTACGACTGGCTAGGTGGTATCGATCCACATATCAGTCAGTGGGACTCGCTTATTACTTTCACGGAATTTGGTGCGTACGAATTCCTTAAAGCAGGCATCAACAAACCTATTACTGTTATTCCCCATGGCTTGGATAGTTCTGTCTTCTATCCCAAGGACAAAAAGGAGGCACGTAAAGAGTTGGGGCTATCAGAAGACATCTTTATTTGTTTTAATGGGCAACGTAACCAGCCGCGTAAGCGAATGGATATTACGATTGCTGCCTTTGCATTGTTTGCGGTGGGTAGGCCGGATACTCAGTTGTACATGCATTGCGGGCTTAAAGATCAGGGTTGGGATCTGATGCCGTTGTTCGCACGTGAAATGAAGCGTAATGGACTGGATCCAAACCATCGCATCATCATGACAGCTAATACGCCACAGCCTCCGAACGTGTCAGTGGAGATGCTGAATACCATCTACAACGTTGCTGACGTTGGTATCAATACAACCAAAGGAGGGGGCTGGGAGCTTGTCAACTTTGAGCATGCCGCCTGCTGTGTGGCGCAGGTGGTACCAAACCATACGAGTACCAAGGAGATCTTTGAGGGCCACGGAGAGCTGATTCGTTGTGATCATATCGATGTTGACCCAAACTATGGACGAGATATGCCGTGTCCTTCGGTTGAGCACCTCGCTGAAATTTTGGCGAATTTGTATGAGGATCGGGAGCACCTCGATCAAGTTGCTCAGTCTTGCTACGACCGAGTGACGGAACCCCAGTTTGAGTGGGACAACATTGCTGATCAATTTGATGTGGAGTTCCAGGAGGTGTTGCGGGCTGAACCTTTGGTGAGTGCAGAGTCTGTCTCATCGGAGAAAAAGGGGAAGTGTAAGAAGAAGAGGAAGAAAGTATTGGTTGGTGACTGAAAACCAAAGCTATGACTGAGTTTTTACCCTGGCGAAAGCTGGGGTTTTTTGCTGGAAAGCTAGTCTTAAAGTGAGACAGGTACAGAGATTGCTGCGAATAGGCCTAATTTCTCTTTAAGTAATGGAACAGCCTTATCCCAGATTTATATTTAGGGATGTGTAAGATTTTTGAGACACATGTGAGTCTCATGAGATTCATCTTACACATCCACTTCTTACACATCGGATGAGGCTGTTCAATTAGTACTAGAGTAATAGGGGGGTTTAAGTCCATACTCTGCACTTAAAAAGGCAATTCTCATACCCTGTCTCAAATGAGAAACATAAGACACCTTTTGTACCAAGGCTTTTAGCGAAATCTTACACATCCACTTTTTTCTCTATGGCAAACGTAATGCGTGGTTACAAACCAGTAAAAGAACAAGTCAACTTTCGGTACTTACGCTCCACGGATGCCAAGGCACTGGAAAGGTGGGGTTACTACCGGGGCTTTCCCTGTGCTTTTGGTCATACCATTCGCGATTCAACCAATCACTGGTGTTATGAGTGCGTATTAAAAATCAAAAGTAATTTCTGTGGGTTCGATCTAAACTATTTACACCTGGACTACAAGGCTTCAATGCACCGGTTGTGGAAGCGTGTTCAGATCGGTAATTGGGATGAGTGCTGGGACATCTCGGACCCTGGTACCAAGAGGCTCAAGCGTGTCTGGATGCCTTCTCACCGCTCCTTTACGGACAATACACTCGGTAATAACATTACCGTTCAGAAGGCCATCTATGCTTGCACCTGGGGGGATGTAGGTAGTCTTAGGGTAAGTCGCACGTGCAACAATCCAAGATGCTGCAACCCACTTCACATGGTTAGTAGCTGGAATCGCAAGACACCACCTAAAGTTGTCTCACCTTTCTGTACTGAGTACCAGGTTGAGAAACTAATGTTGCTTGCTGACCTGGAACGTAAAGGCATGGATGCCAATAAAGTGATCCAACGCGAGTTCAGGGTTAGCATCACTGCTCCTAAAGATGCTCAAATTGACCCCAAGTACAATGAAGAGTAACCCCAGATACTGGCAGTGAAGTGGCAAGAAGCCAGGAAATCCAACGTCAACGTACACAAAATAATCCTCTTGTTTTAGGCAGCTTTGATACGACCACGCTTAAATACTTGAAGGGAAGCCTGGGACCGCTGAATCAACTTGTAGGTAAAGCTGACACTAGCCAACAATCAAACGGCGGATTTGGCGGCGGGGCTTACAATCATTGGTTCCAAATTAATTTAGAGGCTAGTGCCTGGATAATTGTTGTTAAATCTGGGCCAAAACCAAATTATATTCAGACTTCTGTTTATGATTTAGATAAAAAACCTATTGAAGGCAGGGGAATATTTCAAGGAGATTCTATTATTACTGATACTGGCACTGCTCTTTTTTACCCCTATTTAAATACGGTAATGGGGGCCCAGTCTGATCTTTATAATACATTTGATCCGGCACGTTTAGATCGTGGCGACGAAAGATATTATCCCTTGGAAGCCGGTAGATACTTGCTTTGCGTGTCAACAACCAGGAATGAAATTATAAGTTATGAAGTTGGACTAATAATTGAATTTCCAATAGATCAAATATTTTTTGCTTTAGAAGATGAAGGCGAGATTTCTTTGCTTTTAAAAGAAACAGCGATTGATTTTTCACGTACTATTAATATTATTTCTCCAATTACTGTTGATACAATTATTAACACAGATAGCAATCGACCCAACGGTTTTACCGAAGATATAAGTCAAATAAATGCAGGTGTTACTGTGACTATTTTATTTGGATCGGAATGGTTTATTGGTGCCCCCGTGCCCTCGAGTCAAGAAAATGAATTCACTGTTATCTTAGAGCCCGGCAGCAATCTGTATTATGATACCATTCATGATCATTCCCTTGAAGAATGGCAAAGCAGCTGGGAATCTACTCATCAAGATACGGATAAATTCCCAGAAGTATTTATCCCTTTAACTAATAGGTTGTAATATATTCTTTGTAAATCGTACATATAGGGATCTAAAATGTTTATAGGATTTTAAATAGTTTGCTCATGGATTTCCTCTATCATCCTGCCTTTTGGATTATTGTATCTGCTGCTTCTGAGTTAATTGCTCTGTCTCCTTTAAAAAGCAACAGCATTATTCAATTGGTATTACGTGCCATTTATTCAGTTAAACTGGGAAAGTTCTGACTAAACTTGTGGGCAGCAGTATTAATTAAATACTGTTTACTACTGGGTCTCAAAATGCTATTACCTAATAACAATAACAATGTTAGAGAGCTAAATCTATTTAGATGTTAGGATTAACCAGCCAGTGTTGCGGCCATCAACCTCCCAACGTGGGAGCCAATTTTTTTTAGTGTATTGAATATTTTTACCTGCAGTGGAGGAATTGCTGACGTATCCACCAGATGACATATTACCTTCCCCAAAGGGATCATGTAATACCAAATGGGTAGGTGTAAAACCACACACTACGCCCCAATGACCACCACCTGTTGGTTTAGCTGCCGTGCCATGATGCAACCATCCGCAAGCAACAGGTCTGTTGTTACGTATCTCATTTTCCAATAGAGTTAAATTTCCATTAGTTACAAATTTTACTTTAAGTCCCAGAGATTGAAGTGTTTTTAACTGTGCGGAACTATCCGTGGTATCTCCAAATTTTTGTCTTATTGCATTGTATTCATCATCTGTTTTTATCTTTCCATAAAAAGCGGCAACCATTGCGCAAGAAGAAGAAAAGCACTCACGATTTCCCTGCCCTGATTTATTGTCAAGCTGATAAAAATAAGGAACCACTAAAGTTTGCGTGGTAGTCATGGCTGCGTAAGGGTTACGCGCAAGCGTGTTTCTGGGACACCTGGCAATGCGCTATTGCGCACGTCTTCGTAACCGTACTTGCGGCCTTGAAGGATGATTTCATCTTCGCGCCCGAAGTTTTTGATTGTTACTTGCTGAAGGTGGTTGAGGGGATGACACTGGAAGCCATGCTTTTCGGAGCACTTCGCCACGTCAATCTTGTTGGTGAAGGTAAAGACATCTTTGGCAGTGTCTTTCTTAAAGTCCACGATGCCGCCATCGCGCTTGCTGATGATGACGCCTTGAGGACCAAAGGTCAGGGAGTCGGAGCCGGTGCTGCCGTTGAAGCGCCAGGAAGTGTAGATGCCACGGTCGAGGTAGAAGCCAGTGACGCCTTCTTTGCCTGTTTTCATTTGCAGGCCCGCTAAGTGATTAGTGGGGGCGCTGGTGGCAATGCGGACAATGCCTTGCTTGACAGTGAAAGTAGAGTAGGCACGTTGCGCTGGAATCAAGGCGTTCCAGTTGAGCGTAGCGACTAGGACTGAAAGGAGTGCGGGGTTCATGGTCGTTTACGCCAGTGTGTAGATGTCATCTAGATTCCCGGCCGCCAGTGCGGCGCCTAGCTCAACCAACTGCGCCTCAGTGAAGGTGCCAACAGTGAGGATGGCGTCCATGCTGGCTTGGATAGCGGGCTCACTGGGCCGCCCTGCCTTGGCATCACCGATGAGGGCGATGAACTCAGTGGCGAGTGCGTTCATGGGCAGGCTGACGAACGACTGCTCGCGGATGGCGGCGTAGACGGTGCTAACTATCAGCGCATCCCAGAATGCCAGGTAGTCGGGGGCTGGGGGAGCGTAGACGGGGGTGCCTGGATTAGACACTTCAGCCAGCTCAGCTTCGGTGAGAGGAAAATCTTCAGGCAGACCGATCTCGTCGCCGTAGCCGATTGTGCCGTCCGGGTAGATGCTGTGTAGTAAGCCACTGAATTTGGGGGCTTCAACAGTGGTTTCTTCGGTGTCCAAGGGGAGGTCAGTCATGCTCAGGCTATTCTATAGGTGATAAAGGTATTGGTCGTTGTCTTGCGAGTGAGAAAACGACCGGAGGAAGCGGGCCCTGTTACCATGTTGCCGAATACGGTGTGATTGGTGTTCGCAACAACTGTGATATTAAAAGTAACGGATGCGCGGTTGATTACGCTCCATTCAAAGGATTGGCCGGTTTGCAGGTCTTGGAATGCTGCATCTAAGTTGGTGCCTGTTGGCAGGGTGTAGTTAATGCTTGCAGTGGGCGTACCAGAGCGGATGCCGTCGATGATAGAAGCGGCAGTAAGCGTAACCGCCGTGGCGCTGTCTGTGGCGACAGTGTTTTTAGTAGATGCGCCATTAGTGCGGATGTCACCTGCGAAGTAGCTAGGGGCGGTGCCAGCGGCGTAGAAGTTCCAATCGTTTGCGGAGGAAGCGAGGTTGCTGAAGAAGCCGTAGTTGTTTGTAGCTTGATCTAAGGAACTGAATGCCTGGAATCCATACTGGTCAGTGATTGTCGAGCCTGCACCTTTTGTTGCTCCTGAAGCTGCGTAGTGGGATAAATCTGCGCAAGTAAAAGCTGCGGCTGCTGTGGTCAATAGCGTTCGATAACCGTATGCAGTGGCGGTTACGTCACTTTGGACAGTTGTGTTTGTGAAGTTGCCGTATGCAGTGGTTGCGCCTGTAATTAACCCTTGGTTATACAGAGTGACAACAATAGAGCCACTGCCCCCAATCGCGACATTCCCGTTGCTGCGGATTCGCATCCGCTCAGCGTTGTTAACCCTAAACAGCAAAGCGTCATCTGTATTGCTGTATATAATCCCTCCAACGTCGCCGTCTGCAGTGTCACCAAAGAAGAGGCTGCAATCTGACGCAGTGCCACCAGCCAGGGTGATCGCTGTGCCGCTGGTAGTTGTGCCGCCGCCTGCTGTAACGAGAACAGCCGTGTTTGCATCAGCGCCGGTTATGACTTGGTCAGTGCCAAGCCTTGCCACTTCTAGCCTGTGGGTGGGGAGATTAGTGCCTATGCCAAGGCCGGTGCTATTGAGACGCGCTTCTTCAGCGTTTGCAATGTTCCAGCGGTGAGCTGTGGCGCCGCTTGCATCAGTGTCTATTGTGTAATCCGTAGAAACAGAAACATCAGCATTGCTTCTAGTTCGTATTGAAAATGCGTTGCTATCCCTAAGCAGTATAGTTCTGTTATGTGTGGCAGTGCCGTCAGATTCTTCTAGCTTGATAGTAGGACTAGTAGAATCCACCAGAATGTTGCTGGTGGTGGTAATACTTCCGCTTGTGACAATATTTCCGCTTGTAATTGCCGTGCCACTTACCTTGCCGGCAGTAGAGATGGTGTCGAGCTTGGTGTCAACAATTCCAGCACCGGCGTTTATATCAGCATTAAGAATTGTGCCGTCAAGAATCATCGTGCTCGTAACAGAGCCCGTGTCGCCTGTCGTGACCACGGTGCCGGTCACATCCGGCAAAGTGATCGTCTTGTCTGACGACACCGAGGCCGGAGCCTGCACCGCAATGAAGTTGGTGCCGTTAGCAGTGGTTTCACGGAAACGCACTTGCTGCTGGTTATCCATTACCAGCGCACCAGTAAAAACACCAGACACAAAGTTAGCTGTTACACCTGTAACAGTAACTCCCGTAAGACTTGTAAAGTTTCCGGTTACTGAGTTTACAGTGGTTCCATTTACAGTGGTTCCGGTAATTGTTGTACCAGTAAGACTTGTAAATGTTCCAGTGGTTGAACTGATAGTTGTTCCACTAATAGTTGTTCCGGTAATTGTTGTACCAGTAAGGGAAACAAAAGTACCGCTAGTAAAACTTGCTTGGGTACCCGTTACTGTTAATCCAGATACTTGAGTTGTAAAAACACCAGACACAAAGTTAGCTGTTACACCTGTAACAGTAACTCCCGTAAGACTTGTAAAGTTTCCGGTTACTGAGTTTACAGTGGTTCCATTTACAGTGGTTCCGGTAATTGTTGTACCAGTAAGACTTGTAAATGTTCCAGTGGTTGAACTGATAGTTGTTCCACTAATAGTTGTTCCGGTAATTGTTGTACCAGTAAGGGAAACAAAAGTACCGCTAGTGAATTGGGCCGTAGTGCCAGTGATGGTCGCGCCTGATACTTGAGTTGTAAAAACACCAGACACAAAGTTAGCTGTTGTTCCTGTTGTAGTTGTTCCCGTAAGAGACGTAAATGTGCCGCTGACACCTTGAACTGTGGTTCCCTGAACGGTATTTCCCGTAACAGTAGCCCCAGAGACTGTAAAGTTTCCGATCAAAGTGGCTCCGGAGATTACACCACTTACCGCAACACCGCTAGTAATAGCTCTATAGATACCAGATGCAGTTACATTCTGATCAGCGCCGCCGTTATCAAAAGTAATATTATCAACTTTTACGGTACCGTACGGCATGTCTTCACTGCTTTTTTCTTATTCTAACTTAACTAATTAAGGAAGGATAATTAATGGTCCTTGGATTATAAAACCAGAAGTACCACCGGACACAACTCCTGAACATACTATAGCGGCAGTCGCACCAGAAGGAGTAGTAAGTGTGATTGTTGCACCTGTAATTGAAGTAAATAAACCACGGGTACCCGTTACGGTATCTCCACTTACACTTGTCGTAAAGGTACCAGAAACACCAGTTACATTTGAAAAAGATCCCGTATTACCTGTTACTGTAGACCCACTAACTCTAGTCGTAAAGGTACCGGAGACTCCCGTTATATTTGAAAAGGAACCTGTGTCGCCAGTAATAGTTCCCCCGCTGACCCTAGTAGTAAAAGTACCTGATACACCAGTTAAGTTTGCAGCATTTACGGTATTACCTGTTAAAGCTGTCCCCGAAACTAATGTTGTAAATACGCCCGAAACAAAATTGGCAGTAGTACCAGTGGTGGTTGTGCCTGTAAGAGATGTAAAAGTACCTGTGACAAAACTCGCGGTAACACCCGTGGTCGTCGTGCCTGTAAGGGAAATAAAAGTACCTGTTGTAAATTGAGCAGTCGTTCCAGTTACTGTGCTTCCACTTATTGTTCCTGTAACAGTTAAACCAGAAGAAATAATTGCGTTGCCTAGTGTTTCCGTATTTCCTGAGAAAGTTAAATTACCACCAAATGTTTGGTTTACGGCGAATAAATTTTCAAAAACTCCGCTGAGGCCTTGTATTGTATTGCCTGTTATTGTGGCGCCGCTTAAGTTTTGAAATACACCTGACGTAAAACTAGCCGTAGTACCTGTTGTAGTTATTCCTGTTAAAGAAGTAAATACTCCAGTTATATATGTTGCAGTTATGCCTGTAGTTGTAGTTCCTGTTAATGAAGTAAAAGTACCTGTTGTGGCACTAACCGTAGTACCAGTAAATGTAGTTCCAGTTAAGGAGCTAAACGTTCCCGTTGTTCCTTGAACGGTTAATCCAGATACTGTTGTAGTTCCAACTACTGTTGCACCAGTTACAGATTGAAAGTTACCGGTGGTTGCGTTAACAGTAGTGCCAGTTATTGTGGCACCAGATAGCGAAGTAGTGAAAGTACCAGTTACACCGGTAATACTTTGAACGTTACCTGTTGTGAAGTTAGCGGTTGTACCCGTTACCGTAGTACCACTTAGATTTACAAACTGACCAGTAATGCCTGTTACCGTTGTCCCGGTTAAAGACGTAAAGCTTCCTGTTGTTGACGTAACTGTTACTGCAGTAATTGTTGTGCCGGTAACGGTGGTTCCTGTGAAGGATGTAAAAACACCAGTAGCAAATCTGGCGGTTGTACCTGTTACCGTAGTGCCGCTTAGGGTTCCCGTTACATTAACACCAGCCGCAAAAATAGCTGCACCGCTTACTCCCAGTGTACCTGTAACTGTTAAGTTTCCGCTTATGTTTTGCGTTGTCGCATTAACAACTTGAAAAGTACCAGTGGTGAAGTTTGCGTTTGTTCCAGTGATGGTTGCGCCTGAAACGCGGTCAGTAAAGGTGCCGCTTACACCAGTAATATTGGAACCCTGGATGGTATCTCCAGTTACTGTTGTACCACTTACCTTGACAAAATTACCGGAGGTACCATTTATGATGTTTCCTGTTACCGTTGCACCAGACACAACCGTCGTGAAAATACCACTAGCGTAAGTAGCTGTTGTACCGGTTAACTGTGTTACTCTTCCTGAGATTGCATCGATTGTTGTTGCTGCAACCAGTGTGCCAGTTAACGTGACACCACTCAGTGTCCCATTGAGCCTTAAATCATTCTGAACAAAAACGCCACTAAAAGTAGCAAGATCAGAACCTGTAATACTTGTGAAGTTACTGGCACCTGAAACCGTCAGGCTTCCGTTGATTACTATGTTTCCACTAAAAGTATCACCGGAAATACTGGGATAATATATGTCTAAATAATTTCTAAACTCTGTAAACGTAATTTTTTTATTACGTAAAACAGGGTCAACTTCAAATACGTGAACAAGTGTCAATAGATCCTGGTCAACGATATCCGCTGCAGGAATACTAGGAAATTCAGAAATCCTTCTATTAGCCACTTAACTCGTACAAATACCCTTAAAAGAATTATAGGCGTCCCTTACTCAGTCTTATTTCATCTTAATCTCAATGCGTGGCAAGGTATTGGTAATAAAATTAACAGCAAACTGAGTTCCAAATACAATGCCACAAGACAAGGCAAGAATAAGAATTATTTCAGCAACAGTCAGAGGACGCTTGACGTATACAACTTGTTCTAGCGGCCTTCCAGGGGGGATAGGTTGTGCTTGCTGTTGTTGATATACCTGCATCATTGCGGCCTCCCTTGCACGAGCTTTCATTTGCTCTAGTTGTTCAGGCGTGATCTGCCCAACCAAACCCTGTGAAGCTGGAGGAAAATTACTAGCGGGAATTTGTTCTTCCATGGATCATGCAAAACGCTTAATAAAACTGTAGCATTTAATTAAACGGATTGGATTATGACCACACCTTTTAAAAAAAACCTAGAAGACATTGCTTTTGAATTGCGTGGCATCAAGCATGTTTTATCAAGTATGTGGCACTCGCGTTATAAAAACGAAGATACCGACCAAGTAAGTCCTGAGTTTTTTGCTGATGAATATGTATCCACTGAAGAATGTGCCCGCCGCCTGGGCGTAACAGACCAAACGATTCGCAACTGGATTCTTGTAGGTCGAAAGGAACCGGATAAAGGGTGGATCCAGGGTGTGCACTATATTATGATCAATCCTTTGAGCAAAAAACAAATCATCCGAATCCCTTGGAATCGTTTGATTCTTTCTTATTCAAAAGGAGAAGAGCCGACACTGAGGTCTTTTGATAAAGGGCATGCTTTGTACCAAGATCACCGTGGCAAAAAAGCTGATCACATTCCAGATCCAACAAAGCCACGCATTGATATGGAAGATGATGAGGACGAGGCAACTGCGCAATGATAGTAACTAGATTTTCTACGTTTTCAATTGAAGACATAACTATTGAAAACATTTCTAGTATCTTGCCTGAATCGCTTTACTTACAAGTCGAAATGTTCCTGCCTCCCAGTGGTTCATTTGACGACGAGTGCTTGCAACGATACTTAAAAAATCTAAAGGATTACGAAGAGGAAGACCCACACTCTTCTATGACTTTGGCGAATCGATTGCGATTGGCTTTTGTGGATATGGACCCCGATACGATATGTGGTAAATTTCCCACAGCAGACTTACCTTTAAAAAGGAGGCTTCGTTGTGTTGCCGAGTATCTAATTCGGGCCGGGGAATTTGATAAGCTAAGGGATGAAAACGGAAAGCTTGTCAAGAAAAGAGGTGTACTAGGCAAGTTAGTTGTTTTGTACCAGCCACTTCCAAGACTCCAAGAAAACTTACAACGGCAGGGATTGTTACCTCATGAATCGAAGAGAGCAGTTAATCAGCAAAACCCTTAGCCCTTCACTAGACGAGAAGGAGGCCAAGATGCTGGACACTACCATGCGCCTGATTTTGGGCGACATGGGAGAAATGTACATGAAATTCTGGGAGACGGAAGGCCCAGGAGTTATGTGCTTTCAGCCAGACTCTGATCGCTCTATGTTCTTTTTGACACTAGAAGAATTACACTCCGCAAAAGAAAAGGAAGAACGTGATAACAATGGAGACCTTGCAGAAAGTTTCCGCCGCATCTTGGAAGCCGCACAAAAAATCAATCCAGCAGAAAAAGCTGGCTACATAATCAATGATTCAGATGGCATTCGCTATTTGGAAATAGACTATAACCAAGGGATTAAGAAGTAATGCCTGCTTTTGTTGGTAACAAACAAGTCGAAGCTTACGAGTGGATTACCAATCGTGACTTAGTTGATTCCGCCCATCTTCTGATGGGTGGCATTGATCTTGACCCAGCCAGTTCCCAGATGGCTAACACGTATGTAAATGCAAAAAACTTTTACACAGTAATGGATGATGGCTTGAATGACCAAGATTGGCACGGAAGTGTTTACTTGTTTCCTCCGAATAAAACATATTTTTGGAATGCAAAATCTTATAGGTGGAAAGCAACTAGAGGTCTGTCGCCTACGTTGATATCAGGTCACGCCCTCTGGTGGCAGACACTGAAAAGGAAATGGTTGAGTGGCGAAATTGACCAAGGACTTTATTTTTCTAATTGTCCTGATATGTTTCAATATTGTCAAGATATTTTTGACCATCCGGTATGCATCTTGCGTACACGCCCCGTACTCCTTCAACATTTCTTAGCAAGTGACGAAATCAAATCTCGAAACACTTGCATCTCTTTTGTGGTATACCTCCAGCCTAAGGAATATACCTCTGATGCTACTCAAAATTTTATTGATATTTACGGTGATAAGGGCAAGCTCCTTTGCTGAGTAGGTTAAACTGATCAAGCTTGACTGACGTTATGAGCATTCTTTCCGACCGCGAAATCAAACACCTGGCACTTGAGCAGGGAATGATTCAACCCTTTCAGGACCGTCTCATTAGTGAGGAAGGTGGGAGGCGCCTTCTCAGCTATGGGCTTAGCTCCTATGGATACGATATCCGACTTTCGCCTAAGCAGTGTTTAATTTTTGGTGGTGTCCAGAGGGGGGATTGCGATCCTAAAGCTTTTGATCCGGAGATTTTAAAGCCTGCCGACTTACTAGAAGATGAGAAGGGCCAGTATTTTTTGATTCCACCCTATGGCTACTGCTTGGGCGTAGCCGAGGAGTATTTGGAACTACCTGCTGATGTAACCGTTGTCGCTGTAGGCAAGAGCACTTATGCACGTTCCGGTATTCTTGCTAATATCACACCGGCCGAATCCACTTGGAGCGGCCACTTGACACTTGAAATTAGTAATTGCACTGCCTTGTTTAATCGTATTTACGCCAACGAAGGGATCTGTCAACTCCTTTTCTTTCGCGGCAATCCTTGCGATGTAACTTACAGTGATCGTAAGGGTAAGTACAATGATCAGCCAAAGGAAGTGGTCTTCAGTCAGGTTTAAAAACCTCTGAAGGTACCAGAGAAAGCACCAGGCTTTCGTGCATAGTTGGTACTTCCTACTGTACCAATAGCATCTCCCATGCTCGGAAGCTGTGTCCCATCAATCACAGCTTCTGTTCTTGGGGTTTTACCACGAATAGTAGGCTCAGCAATTTGAGTTCTCTGTCGGTATTCTCCTGCTGTCCTGGCAGCGGCCATAAATTTCTTTACACGGTTCTGTTGAACCTCGTTGCCGGTATCTGCGCGATCTGCAAAACCTCTTTCAGTTTCATCCAGGTGCCGTGTATCAGTTGCGTAAGCACGTTCCGGATGTAAATCTGAATTATCCCCGCCAGAACTACCTGCGTCCTGACGGGGATCGTAAGTGGGCTCAAAGAATCTTGCCATGATAATATTGTAATTGAAAGAATTTAAACCCAGATATCTTCATGATGCATTCCGCCCCATCTCCGGATGCGTTTTTAGATCATTTTATTGTTAGCGACAGCGAAGTCAAGAATCGTTGCTTAAGCCCACTTGATTTTGGTGGTGAGCTAGATAATGAAAACAATGACGTCCCACTAAATGACATGTATAATCGAGGTTTGGCACTGACCCAACAAGGTCGCGAGCGCCAGAATCTCCAAATTGAAGGTGGACCACGATGCGGACTAACGGGTTTAATTCCGAGTGCGGAGGAAGGAATGATGATGGGTGCTCAACCACAACCCCGCAGCTTGATCTTGGAGTTGGATGGACCGGACTCGAATCAGATCGAAATGTCGAAAAAACGCCGTGGTTTAACCCGGTAGAGGGAGAGTGTAAAGATGGGTTTTGTCCCATGCCACAACGTAAAGTTGACATGGTAAATCACCCACCACACTATTCCAATCCAAATAAAAAACTTGAAACTATCGATAAGATAGAGGATGCGGTTCAGTTTGCACCTAATCCTGTTCTTGGTGGTCTCCAGTGGCAAGTGCTGAAATATATGGACAGACTCTGGGATAAAGAAAACCCTAAGCAGGATGCTCAAAAAGCTCTCTGGTATCTTGAAAGACTAATCGCCAAGCTTGACTAGAAGGGACTCAGTTCCTTTCTTAACTCGTCATTGTCGTCATCTTCGTCATCATCGTCGAACTCGTCAGCACACATCAATGCCAACTCAGTTAATTCAAGCTGGGTTGGCATGTCCCACTCAAGTTCGATACTTTCATCTGCCAAAATATCTTTGATTGCTGCCCATTCAATCATTCGACGATGATAGAGGTTCAGAAGGGCAGCATATAGCTGATCCCAAGTCATTTCTTGGGCCTCCAGCTCTGCCTTACGCATAGCAAACTGCAGTTGCAGAGGGAGTTCTAGCTCTCTTGGATTGACTGTTTCTTCCATTTGCATGCGAATAACCTAGAAATATTCTAGGTCCTGTTATCGATCACACCAGTAGCCTATCACTTTCCAGGTAATCGATGTGGTACTCATCTAAGATAAATTTATTGGCAAACGCTGCTAGAACATAAGGATTTAACTGCTCTTCAAGCTGCCTAATAGCATTGAGCTGCCTGGGAGAAGCTGTGTAGTTACGGAAAGCTTTGAGAAGAATATCACTAGAAACCAGAACGGTATTTTTAATTTCGCTTAAAAAGAGCAAGGATTCTTCTCGCCGCCTGTCAATAAGGCCTCCAATCGTGCAGTCATAGTCGTCAAAAATCCAACGAGATATTTCTGCTGTCGCACCAGGCCAGTTCTCTCCTTCAATAAGATCAATGAGGTTACTGTACAAAAAAGAATCCCATCCAACAGAGTGGATAAATGAAATCAATGCTTCTCGCAT